CTCGGCGGTCATCGGCGGGGCCTCCTACGATCCGACGACCGACGCCGTCCAGTATGCGTTCATCCCCTTCGGCCGGTCCCCGACCGGCCCCGACTGGCTCACCGGGACGTGGACGACCGTCACGGGCCCGCCGGTCCAGTACGTCGCCGAATGCCTCATCGGCCCCGTCAACGGGGGCATCGTCCTCGCCCCCGGCATGTACGTGATCTGGTTGAAGGTCACAGACAGTCCGTCGGTGCCTGTCCGCGACGTCGGCACCCTCCAGATCTTCTAGGGGGTTGCCGTGGCGGCGCCGACGGTCTACTCCCGAGCGTTGGGGATCTTCAATCCGACACCTGACCAGTTCTGGACGCCCTACCCGAAACAGTCCGCCGCCGTCGCCCTCTCCGGGACCGTGTTCGAGTTGCTGTACGGAGGGGCGGCCGGTGGCGGGAAGAGCGCGTTCCTGCGGGGGTATGCCTGCGACTTCGCGGCGTCGCATCCGGGGGCGCACATCGCACTGATCCGGCGGACCCTGCCGCAGCTACGGCAGACCCACGGCATCCACCTCCCCGAGATGCTCACCGGGAAGGCCACCCCGAACCGGTCCGAGTTCACGTGGGTGTTCCCCAACGGGTCGATCCTCCGGTTCATCAGCTTGCCGAACCCGGGGGATGAGCAGCAGTACAAGTCCGCCGAGTTCGACCTCCTCCTGTTCGATGAGGTCACCGAATTCACCGAGGGCCAGTACACGTTCATGCTGTCCCGGTGCCGGTCCGCACGCGGGCACCGGGCCCACGTCGTGGCCACGTCGAACCCGGAGGGCGCCGGATTCCGGTGGGTCAAGAGAAGGTGGGTCGCGCCCCGCCCAGAGGACCTCGCCGAGGGTCAGGCGCTGCCCGAACCCGGGGTCCCGTGGGAGGCCCCCGTCATCGAAGACGGCCACATCATCGGGTGGCATCCGGCGCGGGCATTCCTCCCGGCCACGGTCACCGACAACCCGGGGCTGATGGCCGCGAACCCGCAGTATGTCCGGCAGCTACAGGCCCTCCCGGATGGGCGTCTGCGGCGGGCCCTCCTCGACGGCGACTGGTCGGCGATGGATCAGGTCCCTGGCGCGTTGTGGGCGCAGGACATCCTCGACCTGTACCGGGTCACCTCCGCCCCGGACCTCATCCGCGTCGTCATCGGTGTCGACCCGAACGGGACGTCCGCGCAGGGCGACCGGGAATGCGGGATCATCGCCGCCGGACGTGACAGCAGCGGACACTTCTACGTGATCGCCGACGAGTCCGGGCCGTGGGCCCCCGACGTGTGGGCGGGGAAGGTCGCCGCCCTCTACCACCGCCTCGGCGCTGACCGGGTCGTCGCCGAACGGAACTATGGCGGGGAGATGGTCGCCTCGACCCTCCTCCACGCGGAGCCTGACCTGCCCGTCGAAATGGTCAACGCCTCCCGGGGGAAGGCGGTCAGGGCGGAGCCGGTCGCGGTCCTCACGCAGCGGGGCCGGGTCCACCCCGTCAACCGATTCCCCGATCTTGAGGACCAGTTGTGTACGTGGTCACAGGACGCATCATGGTCACCGGACCGGCTCGACGCATTCACGTGGGCGATGACTGAGCTAGCTGGCGGGTCGACGGCCCTCGCGTTCCTCACGCAGGTGTCCGCGCCGTGCCCCGAATGCAAGGTCCCGAACTTGACGGGACGGCCGACGTGCGTCCACTGCGGGGCGCCCCTACCCCACCCCGACCCTGCCCTGACGGCACCCGCCGCGTTGCCCCCGGCGCCGGACCTGGAGCTACCCCCGGCGCCCGCCGAACCCGAGCCGTTGAACGGCAGCAACGGGCACCGCGTCGTCGGTGGCCTCATCCTCACCGGCACCTGACAGGAAGGGGGGGCGCATGACGGCGGTCACCCCGGCGGACGGCCACGGCGCCGTCCTCGCCACATCCACCGACCCCCTGTACGCCGACGCCGCCCTCACCGTCCCCGTCGCGGGGACCCTCCTCGTGCCTGCAGGCGCCACCGTAACCGTCCACACGGCGGCCCCCGCCACCCTTACCCTCACCGACTCTTCGGGGGCCGCCCTGGGCGTCCTCGACGCTGCGACGACCCACACCGTCGAGGCGGCGGCCGGGCAGTCCGTCGACGTCGCCCTCGACGTGTCCGGCGGGTCCGCGACGTACACGATCGGGCCCGGCGGCGACTGGACCGGTGCCGTCACCATCCGGAAGGTCGACGGGACGGTCCACGCCCTCACCCTCACCGGATTCGGCACCGCCACGATCGACGGGGCGCCGTCCCTGGCCCTCCTCGACCGGGACGAGTCGACCCGCCTCCTCCTCATCGGCGGCGTGTGGGTGTCGGGTGCGGCCACGGGCGGGCAGGTCGGCCCCCGCTGGCCGTCCACGCCGACGGACTTCGGCCTCACCGCGTTCACGTACCCGCCGAACGTGTCCGGTGGCGGCGGGGCGGCCCTCGCCACGCCGGGCACCGTGTACGGGGCGAAGCTCCGGCTGCGGCGCGGCGGGACCATCACCGGGATCACCACCCACCTCACCGGCGGAGGGACCGGCCTGACGGCGGGGCAGTGTTTCGCCGCCGTCTACGACGGGACCAAGAAACTCGTCGGGGTCACCGCCGACCAGGCCGCCGCCTGGGCCTCACCCGGCACTGTGACGATGCCCCTCGCGGGCGGCCCGAAACTGGTCCCCGCCGGGTACTGCTACGTCGTCGCCTGGTTCAACGGGACCGTCGGCCCCGCCCTCGCCAGGGCAGGGTCCGGCGCATACGTCAACGGCACCCTCACCGGGGATGGGCTCCTGTTCTTCTCCGCCGACACCGGCCGGACGACGACACCGCCAGGGCCCCTAGGGACCCTGGCGGCGATCAGCGAAGGGTACTGGTTCGGCCTCACCTAGCCGATGTCGCGGGACAGGGCGTCGATGCGGTCAGCGGCGAGGTTCAGTTCCCAGGCGACCTTCCGCAGGTCGGCGGCGGCGAATGCGAGGGCGGTCGGGTTCGCGCCGGGGTCGGTCCAGCCACCGAGCAACTCCTGGGTGGACTTCCGAGGGGCTGTCCACCGGTTGCCGAGGACCTTGAGGGTGCGGCGGGCCTCCTGCGTGGCCTTGAGGACGGCCATGCGGTTACGGGCGGCGTCACCAGTGCGGGCGATGCGGACGATGATGGTCATGGGGTGCTCCTTCACTTCGCGGTCGGGGTGGTGCCGGTGATCTGCGCGCAGCGGCTGCAGTACGTGCCGTACTCGCCGGGGGTGGGGTACGACATGGCCGGGCGGGTGCGCCCGCAGTAGGCGCGGCCGAACCCGGCGGCGTAGGCGTGGCCGGTGCGGGAGCCTCGGCCGTTGAAGTCCGGGGTGAGCCACCGGACGTGGGCGGCCGGTCCGGTCGAGGTCTGTTTCATGGCTGGTCACGAACCCTTCACTGTGGCGGTGGCCTGGGCCTCGGACCATGCGGTCCAGTAGGCGTCGAGGGCGGGGAGGACATCCTGGCGTCCGGCGGCGAAGCTAGCGACGGCCTTGTGGGCGCGCTCCGGTTCGTCCTGCTCCAGGTACATGAGGCCGAAGTGTGCGTGACGGTTGAGGATGTCTTCCCGGTCCCAGGCGAGGATTGCCTGGCCGAGTGCCCGGCGCTGTTCGCCGTACAGCTTGAGGGCGGCGACGGTGGCTTTGTCGCCTTCCTCGACGGTGGTTCCGCCGCAGCGGGAGCAGGTGTCGGGTCCGCGAAGGCACTGCCAGATCCCGGTGCCGTGGCACTTGCGGCACTTGATCGGCTTGACAAGCTGTGCGCTCATCGGGGGCTCCCTCGGTCCGTTCCCTTACTTCCTAATAGGTACCCTACACCCTACCCGACCGTCTGTCTACCGGGGGTGAGCGTGGCGACATCCCACACGACCGACGAAGGCGACTACACCCGCACGATCACCGGCGAACCGGCCTGGGACAACCCCACCGCCTGGCTCACCGTCACCCTCACCCCGAAAGCCGGAACACCCGCCGCGAACGCCGACACCATCGCCGGGCAGGCCCGCACCGCCCTCGCCACCAACCGCACCTTCCTCGCCCTCGGCGCCCCGACGAACGCGCAGACCCTCGCCCAGGTCCAAGCGCTCACCCGGCAGGTCACCGGCCTCGCCCGCCTCGTCCTCGGCCAACTCGACGGCACCAACTAGGAACCGTGGGCGACGCCGCCCCCGGGGGAGGGCAGGGGCCGGGTGTCTCGTCGTAGTCGCCGCCGCAACACCGCCGTCCGCCCCTCCACCCCCGCCGAGATCGGGTTCACCGCCGCCGACGTCGCCGCCGAAATGCTCAAGGCCATCGGCGCCGGGTCGGGACCGACAGCCCGCCCGGCGGTCGTCCCCCCGACGACCGGGTGGGCCGGATACAACACGATGTCCGGGTGGGGCGGCGGCGCCACACCCCTCGCCCCCGGCGGCTGGCAGGACCCCCTCGTCCCCTTCGGCCCCGGACGGCCCGTCCCACCGGCCCCGATCGACCCCCTCGAACCGTCTGGGCGGGCCCTCCCACGCCGGTCGCAGTACCCGGTCAGCTTCAACCTCCCCGGCGGCGGGGACCGGTTCATCCCCTGGGGTGTCCTGCGGGAACTGGCCGACGGCCTCCCCATCATCCGCAAATGCGTGGAGATCCGGAAGTCGCAGATCGTCGCCCTCGACTGGGATTTCGTCGTGGACGAATCGGTGTTCGAGCAGGCCATGCTCGACCAGTCGACCGGTTCGGCCCTGACCCGGGCGAAGGCCGCAGCGGGCGGCAACGCCGACGCCGCGATCGAGTCGAAGGCGAAGGACGTCCTGCCCCGCCACCGCGTCGAAAGTGAGTTCCGGGCGAAGAACGCCGCCGCGATCGGGGCCCTGCGGAAGTGGTGGGCGAAGCCCGACCGGATTCAGGACTGGACGTTCGCCGACTGGCTCGGCGGGGTGTTGGAGGAGTGGCTGGTCCTCGACGCCACGTCCCTGTACCCCCATGCGACCCTCGGCGGGGACCTCCACTCACTGGAGGTCATCGACGGGTCCACGATCAAGCCGCTGCTGGATCACCGGGGGGCGGTCCCGGGCCTGCCGAACCCCGCCTACCAGCAGCTATTGCACGGGTTCCCGCGCGGCGAGTTCACTGCCTCCGCCGGGCCGGACGGAGAGTTCGACCGGGACGCGATGCTGTACCGGCCCCGCAACCGCCGGTCGTTCTCCCCGTACGGGTTCGGCCCGACCGAGCAGGCTCTCCTCGACGCCGACATGTACTTGAAGCGGCGTGAGTGGATGGCGGCGGAGTACACGTCGGGGGTCGCCCCCGAACTGCTCGTCCAGGTCGACTCGCCGATGACGCCGCAGCAGTTGCACGACTACGAGCGGGTCTTCAACGACCTCCTGTCCGGGAACACCGCCGAGCGGCATCGGGCGAAGTTCCTCCCCCAGGGGTTCGCGCCGACGATGATGCCGTCGCTGGAGGAGCGGTACAAGTCCGACTACGACCTGCACCTGATCCGCCTGATCGGCCTCGCGTTCGACGTCCTCCCGTCCGAACTGGGGTTCCCCCCCTCGGGGGGCCTCGGGGGGAAGGGGTTCGGCGACACCGAGGAGAACATCACGTACCGGAAGGCGGTCCGGCCGACCGCCCGCTGGCTGTCCAGCATGATCGGGGAGGTGTCGACCGGGTGGCTGGGGATGCCCGACGGGCTGGTCCACATGTTCCGGGGCGAGGAGTCCGAGGACGAGGCTGCGGCGATGGCCGTCATGGAGGCCCAACTCGCCAAGGGCGGCATGACGATCAACGAGATGCGGGACAAGACGGGCCTGCCCCGGTACGACATCGCCGAGGCCGACGAACCGATGATCCTGACGACGCGGGGAGTCATCCCCCTACGCGGCGCCAGTGAGCGGGCCCTCCTGTCGGGGGCCGCACCGGGCCTGCCCGTCACCCCCGGGCAGGGGCAGAAGCCTGGCCCGGGGGAGATCCCCGGGCAGCAGCCGGAGAAGGCCCAACCGCAGCCCCGTGCGGGGCAGGAGGGGGCCGCCAAGCCTGGGGAGGGGGGGACAGCCCGGGAGGCGAAGGAAGGGGCCGACACGACCCCACCGGAGGCCAAGCAGCAGGCTGGGAAGGCTGCCGAGGCGGGTGTTCCGGAGGCGACGCATGCCGGTCTCGCTGTCGTCGCCGCCGACACCGGCCGGGTCCTCATGCTCCAGCGGGCCCTGGTCGACGCCGACCCGGCCGCCGGGTCGTGGGAGTTCCCCGGCGGCGGCATCGAAGCGGGGGAAGACCCGTGCGAAGCCGCCCGCCGGGAGTGGGCGGAGGAGGTCGGGCAGCCCGTCCCCGCCGGGGAACCGGCCGGGGAGTGGACTCACGGCACGTACGTCGGGACCGTCTGGCTGATCCCCGCTGAGGGCGCGGTCGCCTTGACGGAAGACCGGGGGGTGCTGAACCCGGACGACCCGGACGGGGACCTCGCCGAGGTCGCCGCCTGGTGGGAGCCGTCGACGCTGCGCGGTAGCCCGGCGGTCCGCCGGGAGTTGACCGCATCCCTCGACGTCGTCCTCCCCCTCCTCTCCGGTGCCGTGGCCACGGAAACCGTTGCGGCAGTGGCGGACTCGGACGACACGGGGCAGGCGGAGGAGGCGAAGACGTTCCGCACCTTCATCAAGAACGTTCGCAGTGGTACCCGCCGGTGGCGTCCCTTCGACTTCACCCACCACCCCGGGTACATCGCCGACGCCGCGAATTCCCTTGCAGCAGAGGGCGACTACGCCTCCGCCGTGACCGTCCTCGACATCACCGTCCCATGAACGGGGCACATCACCGCCCTCGGGGGTGCGGCATCCGCACCAACCCAACACGGGGGCACCCCGGCCCATGACGGGCCGGGACCCGCCCCAGATCGGCAGACCCCGGATTGGGGGTCCAGCCCGTGAACGGCATCACCGTTTCGGAGCAGGTCGCGGACGAGCGAGAGGTGTTCCTCGCGGCCCGACAGGCAGCATCCAACATCGTCCGACGGCGGCGGGGTCCGCCCGGCGACTTCGCCGACGCCGTCGGGGTCGCGGCGGAGGCCGCCGTCATCGCGTCCCGCCGGTACGACCCGGCACTAGCGAACGGCTGTACCCGCCTCACGTACATGCGGGTGTGGGCGTACCGTCGGCTCCTCGATGAGCGACGCAAGCTCGGGCCGATCACCCGCAGTCAGTACCGTGGCGGGGTCCGCATGGACACCGTACCCCTCGCCCAGCTACCGCCGATGCCCCTGGACCGGCCCCTCCAGGGTGGGGACGGGACGACGACCCTCGCCGGGACCGTCGCCGACCCGCAGGCCGACGCGGACCGGGCCCACGCCGAGGACAGCATCCTGACCGAGTCGATCCTGGCCCGGCTCGGGGTGCAGGACCGGACCGTCCTGGTCGAGTCGTTCTACGACGGCCTGGACCTGCAGGAGATCGGGGACCGGCTTGGGGTGACCGAGTCCCGTGTCTGCCAGATCCGTAAGCGTGCGTTGACCCGTGCCCGTGCCATCGCGGAAGGGGTCAGCGTGAAGACGAGTCTGGCCCGTGCCGCTGCCGCGACCGCGAGGGCCGTCACCCGGCGGGCGGAGACGGCGTTGACGAAGGGCTGGCGGGACGGGAAGCATCCGACGGGGCACGGCGACTTCGACCTCGCCCTGACCGACCATTACGCCCCGAAGGTCCGGCAGGCGTTGGGGCGGCTGTTCACGGCGGCCGACGTCCGGGGTGCGGTCGTCACGGCCCGGCAGGTCGCCCCCCTCACGAAGGCCGCATCGGACCCGATGCGCCGCCTCATCTCCTCCGTCGCTGAGGGGCACCTCCACGCCCTCCACCCCGACGGGTCCATCCTCCGCCAAGTGATCGAGCAGGTGATGGCTGACGGGTGGGTCGCCGGGGCGCACGTCGCCGTCCGCCAGACGGCGGGGGCCGCAGGCGGCGCCGTCGGGGAGATCGCCACCGGGATCGACTGGTCGGCGTGGGCGCCCGGTGACGGCCTCGCCGCCCTCAAGGTCGCCGACGGGGGACTCGCCGACCTCCTCTCCCAGGCGGGGATCACCGTGAAGGGGTTGACGGACACGACGATCCGGCAGATCGGCGACATGATCGGTGCCGGGTTGCAGGCCGGGGACAACGTCGACACGATCGCCGGTTCGATGTGGGGCCTCCTCGGCGGCGACACCTACCGCTCCCTGATGATCGCGCAGACGGAGGTGGCGCGGGCGATGACCGCCGCGACCGCCGACGTGTACGCCCAGAACGGCGTCCGCCGCTGGGACTGGATGACCACGTCCGGGGCGTGTACCGCCTGCCTCGACCGGGAGTCCCGCAACCCCCACGACCTCGCCTCCGAGAAGCCACCGGGGCACCCGATGTGCCGGTGTGCGATGGCCCCCGCCTCCGCCGACATCGGCGGGCCCCTCGGGCAGCCGATGGGTGACCTGCCGCCGCTGGACTTCGGCCCCGCCGACACGGGGACCTTCACCATCGTGGGGGGCCCGTGAACATCACCACCGCTGACCTGACCCGGGAAGTGAAAGCCGCACTGGGCGTGTGGGGTGTCCTCGTCCGGGCCGCCGAACTACAACACTGACGGGCATCGCCCACCGGTTCAAGACGACGGTCGCGGCTGTCGCGAAGTTGAACCGGGGCATCGACGTCAACCTGATCCGGCCGGGGCAGCGGCTCCGCATCCGCTGACCCCTCCTCCGAACGGCGACCGCCCCCGCACCCCCAGAACGGGGGCACAGGGGGCGGGGACGGCCAACCCCAAGCCTACCTGCCCAACCCCACACGGGAGCCACGCATGGACACGACCCGCGTCTACGCCGCCATCACGAAAAGTGACCGCCAGCCTGACGGGACCCTCCTCGTCCGGGGCACCGCGACCACCCCGTCACTCGACGTGGACGAGCAGGTCTGCGACCCGCAGTGGTTGTCGACGGCGATGCCCCGCTGGTTCAAGTGGGGGAACATCCGCGAGCAGCACAGCCACATCGCGGCCGGGGTCGCCACCGAGTACCAGGAGAAGGACGGCGGCGTCCACGACATCGCCGTCCGCGTGGTCGACTCGGGCAGTGTCCGGAAGGTCGAGCAGGGGGTCCTCAAGGGGTTCTCCATCGGCATCCGCAACCCCCGCATCACCACCGACAAGGCCGCGCCGGGCGGGCGGATCGTCGGCGGGGAGATCCTGGAGATCAGCCTGGTGGATCGGCCAGCGAACGGGGACTGCACCCTGACCCTGGCGAAGACGGCCCGGCCGGGCATGGAGGTCCACGCCACCGACTACGACCCGGAGACGAACCTCGTCCACGTCGAGGAGTTGGCGGTGAAGGACGCCGCACCCCCACCGGACCGGGCCGACACGGCGGCGGCGGGGCATCCCGCACCGGATGCGGGGGAGGCCGCTGCTGCGGCGGCAGCGTCCGGGGCCCCCGCCCCCGTACCGCCGCTCGACGGCGACGCCCCGGCGGAGGGTGAACCGGGCGACGCGGACACCGCCACCGGCGAGAAGCCTCCGGAGCAGGCGGAGGATGCCCCCTCCGCCCCCGACTCCACCGCCCCCACCGGACCGGTAGGCGACGACGGTGAAGGCCCGGAGAAGGCCGCACAGCCCCCCACCGTGGACCGGGCCGCCGTCGAGGGCATCGTCCGGGACATCCTCAAGCGGGAGTTCACCCCGAAGGACCGCGAGGCTGCAACCGCGTCCGGCGCCGCGATGCCGCAGGGCGGCTTCCCCATCAAGACCATCAAGGACCTGCGGAACGCGATCACGTCCGTCGGCCGGGCGAAGGACCCCGCAGCCGCCAAGGCCCACATCGTCGCCCGCGCCAAGGCTCTCGGCCGGGAAGACCTCATCCCGTCCGGGTGGCAGGGCGGGGACAGCGGCAAGGTCGCCGGGACCGACGAGATGGCCCACGACCCCGTCATCCTCCAGCAGGTCCGCGACGGCCTCCTCAACCTCATCATCGCCGAGGCGCAGGAAGCCCTTCACGGGGAGCGGGAGGAGTACGACATCTCCATGCTCCTCGACGCCCTCGGCCGGTTCCTGTGCTGGTGGGACAACGAGGCGTGGGAGGGTGAAGCACCGGCCCCGGCCGACTTGAAGACCCCCGACGCGGACACGGGCAAGGCCGCCGAGTCCGGGCCGCTGCCCGTCGAACCCGTCGAAGACCCACCCCCCACGATCCCGGCCCCGGCCGCACCCGCGCCCGAGGCCGACAGCACGACCGCCGTCCCCGACGAGGGGACGGCGCCGCCCGACGCCGACACCGTGAAGGCTGCCGTCGCACAGGCCACCGCCGCACTCCAGACCCGTCTGGACACGGCGTTGGCGCGGCTGGAGCAGGTGGAGAAGGCGGCGGCCCCCGGCGGGCCCGTACGGGTCCGCCCGACCGCAGCGGACACCTCATCCCGGGAAGCCGACGCCCTGCGTATGCAGATCGCCCGGCTCAAGGCCACGGAGAAGGGCATTTCGATGCCCGACCTGTCCAAGGCGTACCGGGACCAGATCGGTGATCTGGAGGGGAAGCTCCGCGCCATCACCACCCCCGCCGCCTAGGCGGGGCCCCTGCCCGCCGCACCCCTGCGGCCCCCCGTTCACGGAAGGAACCACGCATGTCCAACGTCAACCTGAGTTCGGCCTTCAACACGGACGACCCCACCGAGATCCGGGACCGTCTCGAAACGCTCAAGGGCGCCCTCGACGGCGCCCCGACCACCCAGACCGGCTGGTCGCCGGACCTGCCCGGGTTCCGGGCCCCCGAGCCGACCGCCGCCGACCACCTCACGAAGGCCATCGAGGCGATCGACGCTTCCGGCCTCGGGAAGGCCGCCGGGTCCGGCGACGTCGCCGCGTCCCTGCGCGGCCAGTTGCAGTCGATGCAGGCCGACCTCGTGAAGGACCTCACCCTCACGTCGCCGCTGTCCACCGGGTACGTCGCGTATGACCTGGAGGCACCGGCGAAGCTCCTCGTGCCGCGCCCGACGCCGCTGCGGAACATGCTGCCCCGGGTGAAGGGCATCGGCACCGCCCGACGCTACAAGCGGATCACCGGGTTCACGGGGTCGGGGACCGGCGGTGTCGGCAACGTCCGCCC